CTTTTGGCCAAAATTTTCTAATGATTGCAATTGAAATGATACATTTCTAATTGCATCATGTCAAAATCACACCCTCAGTGAGGAGATATGTGTGATGTGATGTTCAGAAGTAGCCAAGTTTTGGCATAACTGAAACAGATCCATAAGGACCGTGAGAAATATCAGCACCTGGTTTAGTTGCATAATGTGTTGCAGCAGCTAATACAACAGCAGAACCAACAGGTGACATTGCAGCACGTGCACCAAATCTTGCTGCAGTACCCATAGTAGCGGAATGCCATTCAGCAAAAGTGAAAGGATTCGCATGAGGATCTAGCTGGAATAAACGATAAATAGAATACTCGACAGCAGTACCAACAGCAATCGATAATATAAACTGAGCAAAATCAGAACCCGTAAAATCGGAAGAAACCAATCTTTTAGCGGCCATCGATGATCCATAATAAGGAATGAAATCATCACCAGATATATCGAAAGAACCTATTCGACCCATTCAAAATCACAACCAGTACAAATAACATGAATAACACCTTCTTGAATTACTTCAGAAGAATGGATCAGAGAACCACAACGAGTACAAGGAACAGTTGTCATCAATAACGCCTACGGGAATAAGACTTACGCTTAGAATGAAGAACCATTCTTTTAGTCGATTTCTTTCCGTTAGTATAAGCATACTTAACTTTCTTTCCCTTATATTTTCCCTTTTTACAGGTGAAAACTTTTCCATGTTTAACAGCCATTAATAACACACTCCAGCAGCCTTGCTAATCAAGATGTCAGTAAACCCTAACATATGTGAAACAACAAGGAGAAGTAAATACTCGACACGATTGTTTTTCATGTGATCGAGTGCAGTAGCCACTTTAGTAGCAGAGGCAACATCTGAAGGAGAAATAGCAGACATAATATCACATCTCCGTCATAGACTCAGCGAGATAACCACGATGAGAACCAGGTACAAGATGAACTTGTAAAATAGCATTAACAGTAGGAAGTGTTGCACCCATTCCAGCAGCATAATCAACACGAAGTAAACCACAAGGGAAAGAACCACCCTTAGCAGAAGTCTTTCCAGAAACAGTAGTAGCAGATATATTCATTAAATCATGCAAAACTAAACCATTAGCATTAACATCAGCACCAGGGTATTGAATCTGAGGATAAGGAAGCTCATCATTACGATCAGTAGCATTATCAAGAACATCAGAATGAGTTTCACCATCGTCAAACATTTGACTATATATCGACAACTCGACATTAGGAGAAACAGGATCAGGAGATTGTGGATAAGCTCTAGAAAGAGCATAATTCTTAATCAATGATTTACTCTGAATAGGAGCAAGATCATCATCACCAACAACAGTAAGATAAAACTCCTGAGTGTTACCAGCTATTCCACCTTCATTTGGAATAACAATCAAAGAAGGATCCCATTCACCAGGAAGATATTCAACCCAAGGTTGACCTACAGCATCTTGTTGAACAGCAGGAAGTAAATTCTCTGCAATACCCAAATTCAAATGACGAGAATCAGCAAATACTTTGAAATCCCTAAAAGCAGCAACAGCAGACTGAGCACCAGTCTCAGCAATAGCCTCATCTTGTTGTCTCTTCCAGGTACGCATGGTTTTTTCCCATGCATTAGAAACCATCCAAGAGGATGGAATTCGTGAAATCTGGCAAGAACCATTAACAGCAGAATGAAGAGTAAATCCAGCAACAGCCCAATTCAAACCCTGTCGATAAAAACGACGATTAACCATAGATGTAATTTGAGATAAATCCATATATCGAGCAGTAGAACCTTCTGGTAAAAGAGGTAAAGGGAAATTCAATGTCAACTCTGATGGTTGAATATTAGTAGATCTACGAGATTTACGACGAGCCATAATCTTCCGGTAAAGTATCAATCTTATATTGATTTCGCCCGAAAGGTCGAGATAAACGAGGATTTGTATACATAAACTCCTCAACTTCAGCAAACTTATGCTTAGGTGCTTTGAAAGGTTTTGTAACATAAGCAACCTTAGAAGAATATTGAATCAGAGACTCCAATTCATCGACCTCTGCATAATCCAAAGTATACAATTTACCATAACCGAGTTTTGCAAGGCCAGCACTAGAACGGTTCTTCTGGTATTTTTCCAGAAGCAGCTCACCATCATTACATCGAGTGTGTGATGTAGAGTTCAAGTAATCCAACTTAGAAACTCCATAGAACAATGAATGCATATGTACATTCCACCAGTTCTTAGAATCATTCCACGTAAACTCGAGGAAGTGAGTTCCACCAAGAGCACCTAGCCCATGGTCTCCAAACTTGATACCAGAAGGATCAGTTTTTCCACAAAGCATTTTATTCATTCCACGCATTGACCACCTGCCGGTAAGGCCTTTGATAGTAGTCCGTTCAACTGCGTAGTCATACTGCTCCTTAAGAGATTTAAAGCGAATACCGGATTCATGATGAATACCTGGTAATGTCACAGTGAGAACCCCAACGACAAGATCGTTACCGTAATAATACTGGGCTTCCTTTAATCGAGCAGAAATTTCGTGCGCTTTTTTTCCAGCCCTTTTCCTTTCGCAAGAAGGGCACGCTAGCCAGCGAGCGCACTTGTGCTTCCAGGCTTCGTCAGGTCTTCCTAACCAGCCGCCTTTGCAAATAGCCAAGCCAACAGCACTTTCCGCCTTGAAATGTTGAACATTTTGTCCCGCCATAAGCTCTCCGACGAAAATGTTACATTTAGCAAGTTCGGTATACAAACAAGGGAAAATTCGGGTTTGTCCAACGTTCCTTTTGGCCAAAATTTTCTAATGATTGCAATTGAAATGATACATTTCTAATTGCATCATGTCAAAATCACACCCTCAGTGAGGAGATATGTGTGATGTGATGTTCAGAAGTAGCCAAGTTT